TGATGGCAAGCAAGGTCTATGGTATCAGACAGGTTATAACGTAGGTGACACACGTGGTGGAATTAATGCACCTATTGGTGACATGTTCTTACCAGAAGTTCTTGGAACAGACAAGATGGTCTTTGAGAACTTCTATGTTAATGATACAGGTAATAAATTTACGTTATACATTCCAGACTTCCATTGTAATAGTGGTGTTGGCGGTAACATCAACAATGGTGGAATATACACTATCTACTCTGATATAGGTGCAACAAACAACATTGGTTCTATTACAGTTGATAGTTCTGGTGGTGTTCAAGAAAAGACCCATACAACTGGTGAAATTTATTCACTTGTAACTGGATCAATATCATTCGTTGGTAGTAACACTAACGCAAACATTTATGTCTTCGGTCCTAATCCTGGCACAAAATGGACAGTATCATCATCTAATAAAATTTCTAGTGGATCTAGCACAATCATTGGATTACGTGATAATGCAAACGGTGCTAAATTGCAGATTGGTAAGGCTGCAGTATCTACTACACCAACAATAGACTTTAGATCATCTGGTCAAGCACCGAACTATGACGTTCAAATGATCGTCTCTGGTGGTAATGGCACAGATGGAAATGGAACAATAAGATTTAATGCTGGTGATTTTACCTTCAATGGTAATACAGTATGGCATGCAGGAAACGACGGTATATCATCTCAGCTAGACGCTCATTACTTAGATGGTTATGTTCAGTCAACTGCTGCTACTGGAAATACAATCGCACGTAGAGATGCATCAGGACATTTAACAGTCAATGACTTAACAGGTGACCAAGGTATCTTCACCAACTCAGGTACAGCAACATTAAGTCTTGCAGATAGTAATGGTATTACTCTTGGTAAATCTAATACAAACACATTAGCAATACAAGGTAAGAACAGCAGTTCTAGTGGTTTTATAAGATTTGGTAATGACTCCAAATACTTTGGTTATCAAGGAACTTACTTATACTATGGAACCAGTAATACTAATACTACAATGGTATGGAGAGGTGAGAATGTAGGTATTGGTAATAAAGCACAGAACCCATCTACACTTCTACACTTGAGTAGTGATAGTGGATCTACTGTTGAACTTAGACTTACTGCTAGTGGAAATGGTGGTAACGCTGATCCTCAAATTAGATTTACTGGTCAGAATGATGGTCTAACTGAAGGTGCATTATTACATTATGATAATAGTAATGGCGTATTCACTATGGATCAGGTTTGGACTGGAGTTCCAGCTGGTAATGATGCAATACGTTTCAGAGTTGATGCAGGAGGAACACCTATTCTGGGTCTTGGTATAAGAGGAGATGGTGGTGTAACTGCACATAAAACATTCAGATCTAAGGAACAAATTATATCTGAAGTGGCAACTGGTACCGCACCAATTACTGTTAGTTCTCAAACTGTATGTCCTAACCTTAACGCAGATTTACTTGACGGTTATACTGCATTAAGTCTTCCATACTTACAAGGAAGAGTTAACGTATGGATTAATGATGATGGTGGTCAGGAAAGATTCTACTTTGCTAATAACGCTGCTACTTACTTTAGAACTGGAACTGATTATTACTTTAGAAACAATAACAACTCTGGTATAGGTTCACTTAATGACAACGGTTGTTGGACATTCTACTCAGGTAGTGATCAAGTTCAGTCAACATATGGTTTAGAAGTTAGACAGTTAAATGGTATTAACTTAAATGCATCTGAAGGTCTATCGTCTGGTCAGAAGTCTACAGTATTGAGAGCTGGTGGAGACAAGTTATGGATTGATACATACGGAGTCTTTAGAAGAAACCGTAATAGTGTTAACGAAAACATCAATGTTAACAACGGAGATAACTGTATGTCCGCTGGTCCTATCACTATAAATAATGGTGTCACCATCACAGTTAACAACGGTGGTTCTTGGAGTGTAGTATAAAATGAGCACTATTAACGTTCACGACATACAAGGTTTATCAACCTATTCTAATAATGTTAGATTACCAAATGGTCATCAACTAAGAGTTGATGGAACTATTAAATTGCCTGAGTGGACAGTTTCCACTCGTCCTGCATCACCTGAGACAGGTCAGATAGGTTGGAATCAAGAACTAGCAAGATTTGAAGGATATACTGGAAATGATTGGGTTGCTATTGGAGATGAAAAACCAGATGGCAGTTCTGCTGATAAAGCATTAGATAAAGCAACAGACGTTATGACTAACGTAACCAATCCTCCTACTGGTTGGTATTGGGTCAAAGTAAATGGCGTCGCTAAACAAATTTGGATTGACACAGTATATGATGGTGGTGGATGGAGTCTTGTTGCAAGTCATAAGTTCAACATTAGTATACAATCATTGAGTTATGGACAGGCAGCAACATCTACTGACTGGTATTCAAATGGTGGTGTTTATGGATCTGGTGATCCTAAAACATATACATTATGGGCAGGATTAGATGCATGGGATGCTATTGTTCGAGCAAACAATGTAGGAAGAAACGTTGTATTTTATGTTGCTAGTTCATCAGTTCCTTTGGGATCTACTGGTTCTCATAACAACAGAGCAAGATGGACTTGGACTGGTTGGGGAACTAACTATGATTGGGTTGGAGAATCAAACTTGAATGTCCAACTAGGAAGCACACCTGGCGTTTGGTCATATCATATTAATAACGGTTACAACTTTACCACCACTGATAGAGACCAAGACGTATACGGTGCTAACTGTGCCAACTTATACAACAGAGCACCATGGTGGTATGGAGCATGTTGGTCTGGAAGTTTCTGGGGTGGTAATGGTGCAAACTATCAGAACGCTGCTTTCTGGAACAGTTCTGGTGGTGACTATTGGAACTATGGAGCATACTACGTAAAATGATTAACTCTGATACAACTATTTTTGGTGAAGAAACATCTCTTCCTAGCGTTCCTAGTAAAGAGTATGATGATGCTGTCAAATTGACAGTCATGAAGAATGGAAGAGTTTTAGGAAACAATGGATGTTTCCGTTATGTCTTACAGTGGAAAGACAAAAATGGTAATGTTGTTCATGAAGAGTTTTATGCACTCCCTCCAAATAAATTTAATTTGCCTGATGAAAGTTCTTTTGATCTAAAAGGTATTATCGAGCATGCATGTGAAAATGATCTTTTTGTAAAGGTCGATCCCGATAAATTAGAAGTAGAAGAGGTGAACATCTAATGGCATCAAGAATTAAAGTTGATGAGGTTACAAATTTAAACGGTTCTGGTAACGTATCGTTTCCGACTGGTGGTGCCTCCTTTCAAGGTAATGTTGGTGTCGTAGGTAACATTGACTTCAGTGGTCAACTTCTACAAAACGGTCAACCATTTGTTACACTACCACAACAGACTGCTGCTAACCTTGGTGCAGTTTTAAGATCAGGTGGAACATCAGGAACAGCATACTGGGATACAACAGGAGAAGGTGCTTCTGGTGTAGCAGGATTTTCTCAATCAAAATATAAAGCAGGATTTAATATAACAAGAGGATTTAGTTGTTGTGGATATCGTGGAGCACAGTCTTGGAGAAACGTTAACAGACTAGTCCACTCAACATTTACACAAACAAACTTAGGAGATTTATCAGCACAGTCAGGTGCATATATTGATGGTAAACCTAACACCAGTATGACTGCATTTATCTTTGCTACAGGTAACTCTTGGGACGCAACCACGAGTTATGTTTCTAAGATTAACATGAATACAGAATCCAATGCGGGTGCTGCGTCTAGTATGTCATCTAGTAGAAACAGATGTTCTGCCATGGGTAGAGACTTTGTGTATGCTTATGTTCATGGAGGTGGTAGTAACAGTAGTAGTACAGTTAGATACAACCTTTCTACTGAAGCAAGTAACAACTCTACAAACAACCCTAGTGGATCACAAAACAACCCTGCATGTGGACAAGGTGCTACTGTAGGATGGATAAGACAGGGTGGTGCATATGCATTTAACTTCTCTACTGAATCATATACTAACTGGACGGATTCACCAGGCACTGATGGTTCTAACAAAACACTGTCAAGTAGAAATGGATTCTCTTACTGGAACACTTGTGGAGGATACAGAACTAGTTGTGACTGGCACTTGAGAGATTCTTACAATGGTGGTCGTATGGCATCTGTAAGTAAAAATGGTATAACTACTGGTGAGGAGTCAATGCACACAGGTAATGAATATGGATTTATTTGTGGACAGTATGATGGTAACCAGAATAACAATGGTTATCTCTTTACCTATGCAAGTCATAGTTTCCAAAGAGATTCTAGAATGGATAGGTCGGGTATCAGTGGATCTGCGTCCGCTGCAGGGATAGAGTTTGGAACTCTACAATATGGATACACAGGAATGTAACATGACATCATCAGGAATTAATTTAGATACAGACCTGTTAGCGGGTTTAGAAATAACAGAGAAACGTAAGTATTACGTTGCCAGATATTGTCCTGCGATTGATCACATGGAATCTGTAGATTTAATGTGGAACATGTATGGTCTTATGGTGTTCTCTATTAAAGAAGAATGGGTAAGAGAACTTGTCAAATTGACTGGTTCTTACGAAGAGGTTACAGAACTCCTTGCCAAATATGGAACAAAACATTTTGCTGAGATACGTGCTACAGTTAAGGTTACAGATGAAGACCCTTTATCAACTAGCGATGAGTATGCAGTATCAATCAAAGGTCCTAAAACTGAAATAGTATTACCAAAAGAAAGAATTGATGCAGCAATCGAGTTTATGAAACTTGGTGCAAAACTTATTATTGAAGATGAGTATGACAGAAGATTCTTATCATTAAAAGCAGAAGAGTCTAAGATTGAACAATACATGTGGGCATCACAATTACAAGAAGCAAATAATTTATCGGGTGAGACACCCCTACTAAATAATCTTGCTACCATAAAAGGTATCACTGTAGCGGAGATGGCAAAGTCTGTTATTGATGGACAGGCATCGTTCCATGATAAAGTCTCAGCACTTTACAGAGCAATGGTTGGACTCAAGCAAGAATTTAAAAATTGTGCTACAATAAAAGAACTTAACGTCCTATGGGAAAAATACTTGGGAATTCCTATGCCACAACAACAGGCAATTGAACTAGGAAATACTGAGGAAGATAACTGGACACCACTACCAATTAAGCAAGGTTTGCAATTTTAATTTATGACTATATCACCTGATGCCATAGAGTCCTTTGTAGAGGACAATATGGACTTCGGAATGACACATGAACAAATCAAGAACTTCGTTGTCAATTCCCACGTAACTGACAAAAGAAAACTACGTCAAACTTTGACTGAGATCTCTACACGTAATCATGAGAGAAAAAAACTTTTCTTAGACATAGAAAGAAAAAAAATAAAGATAGAACAATTAGAAGCAGGACTAGAAATAGAGGATGACCCCTATGCTAGAAGATTGATACAATGTGATATTGATGAGTTTAAACTTGACATCGGTAGATTTAAAATAGCAGTTCATCAATCTTCTAATGAATTACAAGCGTTCATGGATTGGGTTAATAAAAAATATGACTCAATGGAAGAACTCATTGAGGATGCACAATACAACGAAGAAGAAGAGAGAAAGTATTGGGTTGCTCGTATGGGTAAACAGGCAGCAATGGATGTATATTGCACAGGTAGAATAGGCATTGGTAACCTAGACTCGATAGCAATGATGCGTGAAGAGGATCAATTTGCTACACTAAATATAGCAATGCAATACTCTGGTCTACTGAATGCGGGCATCGGTAAGATTCAAAATGAATTGAAACCTCAGATGGACAAAATGATGGTAGATGGATCTGCACCTCGTATCCCTACATTTGATAATGTAGAGGATAACTTGGATCTAAAACTCTATGAACAAATAACTGGTAATGAACAAAAGAGTATTCAGTCTTCCGATAAACCCGAAACTGAGTGAAGAGTTTGTAACTAATACATTCCTTCCATTTCTTAAAGAGTATCGAGAATATATACTAGATTTATATTTTACATGTAGAATCCCTCCGTTTGACCAAGATGCTATGGGGGATTGTTTTACTGTCAATGAAGCATTGATAGAGTCTGCATGTTATATTTCAAATCAATCTGATATACCACTATCAGCAACATTTAACAATATATGGGTAAGACCAGATCAAAAGAATCTAGACTTATGGATAACGGAGTTTGCTCCTGTCTATAACTCTGGAGTCAGAGTGGTTACATTACCTCATACATCATGGGTGTCAACAGGACAAATACAAGCAGCGTTTCCAGAACTATTCATTAAAAATACTATACTACGAGAGGTTACAAAACCTAGTGAGATAGTATCATTAGCAGAAGCGGGGTTCAATTATATTAACTTAGATCGTGATCTTATGAGAGATCGTGATCAACTACTACGTATTAGGAAGGCAAAAGATTACTGTAAATTTTTAGGTAAACCTGTCATGTTATCAATGCTCGTTAATGAGACATGTTGGGGTGGTTGTCCTATCATGCCAGAGCATTATCAATATAACTCCACGAGAACAAAAGACGATCCTATATTCTTTGCTAGTCCTATTAGTAGAGTGTCATGTTCTACTTGGGATATAGAACATCCAGAAGCAGATCTTAAACAAGCAAACTTACCTCCATGGAGAGATGACTGGGAGGAGATGTTAGAACTAGGAATTGATACTTTTAAATTACATGGTAGAGAAAGTATGATGAGACTCCAAGAGAGTATGGATCTTATCAAGCGATGGGCAGATAAAGAAGAGTATATGTTCCCTGAGTATAAAAAATATGAAAAACAATTACAGATGAAAGAGTCTCCACTTAATAAATGGAGAGAGAAAATAAAGACATGTAAGTTTGACTGTTGGGACTGTAACTATTGTGAAGCAGTTGTAGAAGCACACATGAAGAAGTCTGAGTTAATCATGCACCCACAGGTAGAAACTTGTATAGAAGCATTTAATAACTCAGGTAAGTATTTGTCTAATCATAGAACTTATGATCCCAATGATCCTAGTGCATATTATAATGTAGAAGGACTTTCATCACCAAGAGTCAGACACTTCTTAAACAACCTTTGTTCCCAAGAAGGTGCAGTATATCTTGAGGTAGGTGTCTATGCAGGATCCACGTTCTGTGCTGCAGTGCAAAACAATGATATGGTTGCTGCCTATGCAAACGATAATTGGTCACAACCTAATCTACAACCCGCAAGAGATGACATGGATCTAGCATTAGAGAACGTAACTGTAGATACTTTTGTTAAAAACTTACAAGAAAATATAACAACCGACTCATTAGATTTTGATATAAAAATTTTGAATGGTGACTCATCACAACTTGGTAAAAAAGATTTTGAACAAGATGTCAATGTTATATTTTATGATGGTGACAATGATCAATTGAAGATGATAGAGTTCTATACACAGATGTTGACCTTTACACAGGATGTATTTACGTTGGTGGTTGATGATGCAAATGTAGAAAAGAATGTAGAAGTTACAAAACAGTTTATAGAATATAATGGACTTAAAGTATTGTATGAGAGAGAATTACTGAATGATCAGGAGGATATTAATATGTGGTGGAATGGTTTGTATGTAGTTGTAGTTTCAAAATGACTTTTTGAATTACAATTATATCGAAAAAATTTTTTGGGCAATTTTTCCCTATTAGGTTTTTCGCTAAATATAACTAGTAAAAGTAATCATAGGTGCAATGGGAACTCTGAATGTCGGAACAGTGAATGCAGGAGCTGGTGTCCAACTACCTTCTTATGCTACTTCTAACTTACCCACAGGTGGTATACAACAAGGATTTTTAGCATACGATTCCACGATAGGATGTGTGAAAGTATGGAATGGACAGAAGTGGCAGAAATTAGACGAAGCAACTGTTAATGCTTCTGGTGGTAATCAGGTATATGACTTTGGTTTATATCGTGTTCATAAATTTTCGAGTTCTGGAACATTCAATGTTCAAGATACACAGAACGATGCGAAGATGGATTTCATGATCGTCGGTGGTGGCGGTGGTGGAGGATGCTCTGATGGTAACTGTAGTAATGGTGGCGGTGGTGCAGGAGGATTAGTATATAAGTCAAACGTTAGTATATCTGTAGGAAACTATCCAGTTGTTGTTGGATCTGGTGGTGCAGGATACTACAACCAAGACACCAAAGGTGACAATGGTGGAGATAGTTCATTCAATGGATTCACTGCTCTAGGTGGCGGTGGCGGTGGTGCAGGAGGTAATAACGATAGAGGTAACGCACGTGCAGGAGGATGTGGTGGTGGAGGAAGTCACCCCTACTCAGGAACACGTCAACCAGGTTTACAACCAAGTTCTGCATCTGGTGGATTTGGAAACTATGGTGGTAACTGCACACCTTCATCTCCCGACTGGGGTGGTGGCGGTGGCGGTGGAGCTGGTCAACAAGGACAAGATGGATCTGCACCACGTGGAGGAAACGGTGGTGATGGATTACTATTTGATATAGACGGTATTAATAAATTCTATGCGGGTGGTGGAGCAGGAGCAAACTGCAACAACCCAACTAACGATGTTATACCTGGCGGACTAGGTGGTGGCGGTATTGCTGCAGGAACTATTGTCGGAGGATCAGGTGGTAATGGTTATGGAGGAGGTGGCGGTGGTGCTGGCTATCCAAACAGACGAGCAGGAAATGGCGGTAACGGTGTCGTTATTATAAGATACCCAATCTCAAATGTAGACCCTACTATAGGACAGTCATCTGGTAACCCTGCTGCAAACGCACTACAAATACTTGCTGCAAATCCTGGTGCAGGAGATGGAACATACTGGATCAAACCTGTAGGTTATCAAGGTGCTGCACAACAAATATATTGTTGGATGTCAGCGGGTGGTTGGATGTTAATGTCATCTAACAACTGGAACAGTAGCACAATACCTGGCGGAACCAGTAGAAGAAGCACATCTTACTACTTAAGTAGGTCTGGTGCTCTTGGAACTCCATCTCCAAACACCGACTATATAATTGGAAGTATTATTACAACATTAGAATTTTCTGCTGTAAGAGTATTGACATGGGGTTATGGTAGCACTAACAATACTACCTCTTGGAACTCTGCTCTAAGTAACCTAGGAAGTTGGGTGCAATGTGAGTGGACATTATCAAGAGAGGGTGTTGCTAGACAGACTGAGGTTATTCCTAGAGAGTCAGTTTTGATTACATCTAGTGGTATTGGACTTAGTGGTAGTGCAAGATTCTTCGTGTTAGATGGCATCAAGGCAGATAATGACAATGGTGGATTCAATGCTAACAGCAACCAAACTACTATAGGTGGTGCGGGTGTTAACGGTCAAACAGGAGATCCCTCTACTGGTTGTTATCTAGGACATGGTTCTAGTGAAGGAAACGGTGAAGGTATCTACGCTGCTAGTGGTGGCGGTGTTGACTGTCAAGGATATACAACTTGGACTAGGTAATTTATGACAGATGAATTTGGTTATTATGCTTTTGTCAATGACAAAAACATGGTGGATAACGTTATTGTTTGTAATAGTAGAGATGATTTTCAAGAGTTGATGAAGTTCAACCCTATGGGTATGGTGCCTGGCAAATGGATTCCTGCTACAGATTCTACAGGTAGACCATCAAAAGGCAATCATTGGCATCCTACACTATTAAAATTTTATCCACAATCTAGGTTTGCTTCGTGGACATTTAACGAAGACCTCTGGAAATGGGAACCTCCCAATCCAAAACCCCCAGAGGAGGTTGACGAGGATGGCAATCTTACGTTACAATGGTTGTGGGACGAACCCACATTGACGTGGGTAGAGTTAAGATCACCCAATGGTTGTGCAGATTGTGAAGAAGAGATTGACGAAATCGACCAATAATTTTATAGAAGAATATCCATCATCGGTAACTGGAACAGACTGTGTAAGACTGATCCAGTTATTTGAGTCTAATCTTAAATTACAAACTGTAGGTGTTAGCACCGTAGGTTTTGATCCAAAGATTAAAGATGATAAGGAAATATCTCTAACAAAAGATTTAGTAGACAACAACCCAGAATGGGGTGCAGCAATGGTGCCAATATTAAAGGCACTGCATACCAATGTAGAAAAATATGTAGAGAAATATGATTCGTTAAACTCTGTTGACAAGTGGATGTTAGAAGCACCCGCTATCAACTTTCAAAGATTCTTACCTAATCAAGGGTATAAGAAGTGGCATTGTGAGAATGTCGGCAAAAAGAGTAGTGTCAGAACTTTGGTTTGGATGCTATACTTGAATACAGTAGAAGATAAAGGTGGAACAGATTTCTATTATCAAGATCTAACATGCAAGGCAGAACTTGGTAAGATGGTTATCTGGCCACCTTATTGGACACACTTACACAGATCACAGGTTAGTCCTAGTGAGATGAAGTATATTCTAACAGGATGGATGGCGTATGTATAAGTATCTTTGGTATGACACGATGTTACCTAAAGACATCTGTGACAAAGTATGCGAAGAATTAAGAGCATCAGAAAATAAACTACAGACTGCTTCTGTTATGGGTGATGAAGCAGAACATGTAAGAAGTAGTCAGAACTTATGGATCCCTAGTTCACATTGGATCTCTGGATTCTGTCGTCACTATGTAAACTTAGCAAACGAAGATAATTTTAATTATGATCTATATGCAGGATATGAAAATCATATAGTTCAATACTCATTGTATAAACCAGACTGTTATTACAAATGGCATACTGACTACTATCAAAGAGAGGGTGGTGTAAGAAAACTATCATTCTCATTGCAGTTAAGTAACTATGACGAATATAAAGGTGGAGACTTACAACTGATAGATGAAGAGAATCGAATGTATCTTGCACCCAAGAAAAGAGGATCTATAATTATCTTTGATAGTCGTATAAGACATAGAGTTAGAAGAGTTACCGAAGGTGAGAGAAGATCTCTAGTCGGTTGGATCACAGGACCTAATTGGAAATGAGTCAACTAATAAAAAATCTTGTAGATGTATCAGAGTATATCAATGATGGTAAAAAATTATTTGAAGAACATGTAACACCTACAGAAATAAAATATAAAGTTATAAGAGGCAAATACGTCTTAGATAGTCATGAGATACCAACTCAAGTTAAAAACTCTATATCAATTTACAACAACCCTAGATATGAAACACTGTATTATAAGGTAAAGAAAGAGATAGAAAGGTTAACTGGTAAACGTTTATACAGAACATACTATTACGAAAGAGTTTATAAACAGAACAATGTGTTATCAAAACATGTTGATAGACCCGCATGTGAAGTCAGTGTATCTCTACATCTATCGTCTAATACAAATGAATGGTCTATCTTTTTTGAGGAAGACACAATAAAAGAGTATACAGCAGAGGTAGGAGATGCTATACTATACAATGGTATAACAACTCCACATTGGAGAGATCCTTTGATATGTTCTAGGGATGGTTACTACCATCAAATATTCTTCCATTTTGTAAATGCAGATGGAGAATATGTTCACCATGCTTTTGATAGATGAGAATTGTAACTGACGCAATACCTAAAGAGGTTATAGAAGAAGCAAGATCTTATGTAATGAAAAACATGGGAGACTTCAAGTGGCAGTCTAGTGAGATAATGTGGGCACCTGGTTTAAAGGTGGGTATCAATGGTTCATGTTTGATTAGAGAAACTCCTACAGAACTGAGGGAGAAACTTGCATCACACTTGTCACCTATGTTACCTCCACATGATGAGTTAGCAATTAACTATCATTTATGGCAGAGAGGTTCTGGTATAGCATCACACAATGACAACACTTATGAGTTTGGTGCAACTCTATATCTAAACGAAGACTGGAACGTCAACTATGGCGGTATCTTTGTTTGGGCACCAATACATGAGGAAACAATGAGAGCATTGTCTCCCACTTACAATACGTTGGTTATCAACGATAGTCAGGAGATACATTTTGTAACTCCTATATCAAATGAGTCACCAATGTTTCGTGTTACCCTACAAATATGGGGTAAGAAAACCACCTAAATAATACACTTATCATTCTAAATTATGGATGCTGAAAAGATGGTAAAGGAATTTACCGAACAACTAAAAGAACAGAAAGCAACAATTGTTGAACTTGAGAAACAACTGAGCACTAGAAAAGAGCAGACGTTGAGACTAGAGGGTGCAATTGAAGCACTTAACATGACACTCAAGGCAGACGAAGATGGCACTGAAGAAGTCAAGTGAACTTAGAGCACAAGAACATGTAAACTCTAGGCAGTTTCATATTAAATTTGATGGAACTGCAGAGACATGCCCTTACAAAGTAGGAGATCTATATGAAGGTAGAAGTATCGTATCAATAGGATTCTCCTCAAATTTGTATGGACACTCATATCATTTAATTGTAGAAAGAGATAGAACACACCTAAGAACTAAGTTTGTGTTTGATGAAAAACACGATATAAAGTTCTGCAAACCTGTAGAAAGAATGGGTAAACAGATATCAGAAGGTGAGGTTCAGAAACTATTAGCAAAGGCAGGAGACGGTAATACATAAATATATCTGAAGGACTTATTGTACCACAGAATGAAGAAGGTAATAGTAAGGGTCAGTGATAACTATAATCTAGATCAAGCAACTGCTGCGATCTTGAAATTATACGGTTACCTTTCCTTTGTAGAACAATTTAGAACATTTCAGATACTTACTTTTGACTGCCCTACAAGGTATCAAAGTAATTTACTATCACAATTAAATGCATTAAACGTAGTTAAAAATGCGAGATGGGATGCTGAAGTGTATGCGGGAGACCCCATGCCTACTGAGGCATCTCTTGCTGTATCTACATCTGGTTCCTCATCTATTAACACTCCTGCATCAGGATCTGCAACAAGCAATACTAGAGGATTACTAACAACTGGAAGTGGAACAATATATGTAAAAGTTCAGAATATTGGTGGTAGTAACTTCTTTGTGTTCTCACAGACACAAGGTGGAACATATCAAAGGTTCTATAACCAAACAGGTTTCTTACAAGGTGGAACCTATACGTTTGATCAGAGTGATTCTTCAAACACTGGTCATCCGTTTAGATTCTCAGAAACACAAGATGGAACACATACCACAGGTGGCACAGGAGACTTAACTGCAGGAGTGACAGTTAGTGGAACACCTGGCACAGATGGACAGACAGTATTATCAGTTACTTCATCTACACCATCTATCTTATACTTCTATTGTTCAGTGCATCCTGGCATGGGAAGACTTACAGCATCACCAGATAGATATGGAACAATTAATATCCATGACTACTGGCATCTAGATAGAATTACAAAACAGGATAGGCAATATTTAAACAGACAGTTTAGTCAATCATCACAAGGAACTGGAGATGGTGTAGATATTTACATCTTAGACTCTGGTGTTCGTGGTGCAAGTAGACCAACAGGTAACAACGCAGCGTTGCATCCTGAGTTGTATGACCCTGACTTTGTTACTGACCTCAATGGTTCTGCTGAACAACAGAACTACAGAGTGTTTCAGTTAAGTCATTTCTCAGGATCCTATGGATCTAACAACGAAGATGACAATGGACATGGCACACATTGTGCTATTCTTTCAGCAGGAAGGACAGCTGGATTAGCAAGAAATGCAAAAATATTTTCACTGAAGTGTTTTAATAGCACAGTAAGTGGTTCTTATAGTGCAATACTATCAGCATATCAGGCAGTTATAGATCATAACGATAGCACAAATGGTAACTACAAAGGCAACAACCGTCCAGCTGTTATCAACGCATCGTTCGGACCTACGATTCCTACACAGAACTCACCTAACATAGAACTTAATGATAGTGGTGCTGATCTAGGAACTGATGAAGAGATGCTAGATGACATTGAAGGGACAATAGCAGGACAAAAAAATATTATTATTGTTAGATCTGCGGGTAATGGATTTAGAAATAGCAGTGATGTAACTGCAGGACCTTTACAAACTAAGTGCGTAGCGGGTGCAAGAACAGCAGGATACGCTGACAATAGTAACGGTGGTATCAACAATGTAGATACAAACCAAAATAAAATTACAGTAGGTGCTACATCTTATAATGATAGATGGGCGTTTTTCTCTAACTATGGTTCTGGTTGCACAACTGTTGCACCTGGCGAAAAGATTTTACTTCCTTCATATGACTGGACTGCTAACACACCATATACAAGCACAACAAACTATAGCACTATAGATGGTACCTCATTCTCAGGTCCTATTGTCGCGGGCATTATGGCAGCATGGTGTGGTAAGAATGGATATACATTAACTACAAATAACTTATGTGGTTTAGCAAAAGAGTTCGCGAGAACCACGGGATCAGCTGGTGATATTAGAACGGGAACTCATAGCAACTATCCTACAAACAGCATAATAGATAAGAAACTTATAGACAATCCATATGTCACTTTAGCAGGAAGTGACTTTGTAGAGGTCAAATTTAATCCAGCTGACTCATCTCATTTCTTAGGTAATGTAGGTAGAAAGTGTCAATTAAGAACTACAGGATCAACAGCAGGAGCAGGATCTTCTACACCAACAACTTACAATCTAACAACTACTGCACCTTCATCTAGTTTCTACACTCTTAATGGAACAGATAGGAATGGTTCTGTTAGTGGTAATAACGCAGGAGTTACAGTTTATGTTGGAGATACAATCAACTTTAACTTAAGCAACGTATCAACTATTCACCCATTCTATATCAGAGTAGCAAGTCAAGGTGCTAACGTAACTACACCAACTGCTAGTGGACAAGGTTCTACTGGTAACGCAACAGTATCTTGGACACCCGCACAAGCAGGAACTTTTTACTATCAATGTAGTATCCATCCTGGCATGATAGGAACTATCACAGTTCAGTCTGCACCTGGCGGTAGTGGTGGTGTAGTGGTTGGTGGTATAAACCTATCCACATTATCACATTCTGGATGGTTGACTATACAAGCAGAGAGTGCTGTTAACAATAGTATTACTATACAAGCACCAAACAATGCTACAGCTGGTACAACTGGTGGTGGATCAAATAACTATTTGGCATTAATAAATCCAGAAGGAAAAACTCATGAAAGTTATGATGGTGTCGTATCTACATCTACACAATTAACATCATCAACAGATACACAGGAGCAACTTGGACAAAGCACAAATGTTGTCTACTATCCTGTAGATAGTGGTGTTGACTTTAACTATAATGGTAGCGGTGCATCTCTGACAACAAACAGAGGTATGTTCTATCCATACATTGATACTAATGTAACTTGGCAAACATCATCTGGAACATTTGCAGGAAGTCCATATGCCAATGGTGCTAGTGTCAGTTTAGATCTGGGTTTATCTGGAACTACATTTGCAAACGAACCAACCTTCGAGGCATACACTCTTAGTGGTGACTCTCTAGGTGCTACAGGTTTGACGTTTAATACAACAACAGGTAATTTATCTGGAACTGTTACTTCTGATTATCTCGATACAACATTTAACTTTACAGTTACTGAAAATGTAACAGGTAATGCAAGGTCATATGCATTCACTACAACTGGAACTGGTGTTCTAGTAACTGTTACAGCACAACCAACAAGCGGTAGTGTGGAAGCAGGATCTGGTGGAACAGTTTCCTTCGGACCTGTAGCGGGTATTAGTTCTGATGGATCTACAATTATATACCAATGGGAGTTCTCAGTTAATGGTGGTGTAGGTTGGGCAACCGTATCTAATGGTGGTGGATATAGTGGAGCAACTACAAATACACTGACTGTAGATGATGACTTTGCTAAAAACAATTTCCAATTCCGTTGTAAGATGGAAACTAGCACATCAGTTGCACCATCTTATACTAATGCAGTTACACTAACTGTGTTTAGAAATATTACCGTAGATACACAACCAACAAACTCTCAACCTATTGCTCCTGCAGCAGGATCATTTACAGCATTGGGTTCTACTTTAGATAGTGCTACCATTGCATATCAATGGCAGAAGTCTGAGAATGGTGATGGAACAATTTGGCAAGATATAAGTGGTGCTAACACTACAACATACAATACTGGTTCTACAACTTATGATGATAGTTACGGTGATTACTACCGATGCAAACTTTCTGCAACTGGAGCGTCTGATGTATTCACTAACGCTGCAAGATTATTTGTTCAAAGAACAATTAATATTACATCACAACCAACTAATACAACTGGTGCGGTAGGTGGAACATCTTCCTTTGGTGTTGCTGCTACTACATCTGATAACGATGCAGGAGATATTACATACCAGTGGCAAGTATCTATTACAAGCGGAGCATCATGGTCTGATGTATCCGAAGGAACTGGTGGAACAACTACAACATATACAACACCTACATTAACTACAGCATACGA